AAAAGCCACCTGAAAAACGTAAGTTTTCAGGTGGCTTTTATGTTGGTGGAGGTGACGTGACCTTGTGCGAACTTTTTGGACAGTTCGCCAGCCGCCGCCTCCGCGTCCATAACAAGGTCAAAGTCGGCCTCGGCGTTAGAACCCCCCGAATAGTTGAAAGCAATCCGCAGGTGATCATCGGACAGGTAGACCACCGACACAAAGGCATCAATGACCTTGCGCCGGAACTCTTGGCTCTGCAAGCTGCCGCCCCGGAAGCGATCCAGCCAAAAGAGAACCTGATCACGCTCCAGCCGGACGTGGCTCAACTTTTCCAGTTCGATGGCCCGCTTCAGATCTTGGGCCTTGGCTTCCAGATCCAGAAGCCGCTGCTTTGTGGTCGAGGTGATGATTCCGGCTTCGATGGCCTTCATCACGTTGTCGGTGGCCTTTTGGTTTTCTTCCAGTTCGGCGGTCAGGGCTGCCAGCTGCGCAGAAGCCGCCTCCCGCTCCTGATACTCCATCACTGCATCCGCGATCCACTCCATCACGTCAGGCCGGAGGACGTAGTCCAGAGCGGCCTTCACGACAACCCGCTCAATCCACTCGCGGGGCACGTTGGCCTTTTTGCAAGCCCGCTCCCGTCGCCGCTTTTGGCAGCCGTAGTAGTAATGCAGTTCGCCGCTCTTCCCGGTGCCGGAGAAGCCGATCATGTAGGACCCGCAGTGGGCGCACTTCAGCTTCCCAGTCAGCAGGTAGTCCCCGCCGTCTTGGTGACGGCCCCGGACGCTGCTATTTGCTTTCAGCCGCTCATTCGCCGCCCAAAAGGTGCCCTGATCGATGAGAGCGGGCATCCCGCCCTCGATGCGGGTGTCCGAGAAATGATACACCCCGATATAGGCCTCGTTCATCAACAGCCGGAAACTGCCCTTGTTCCACCGCCCGCCCCGGCTGGTTTTCAGCCCCCGGCTGTTCAGATCGTTGGCGATATCCACAAAGGGCATCCCCGCCGCAGCCTTTCGGAAGATCTCCCGCACGACCTCGGCGTTTGCTTCATGGATTGCAAAGCGGCCATCCGGCCCCTTGCAGTACCCGAAAGGGATGGAGCCGGAGTTCACCTTGCACTGCTCGGCGTTGAACTTCATACCCCGGCGAATATTCTGAGCGAGGGCCGCACTGTAATATTCAGCAGACCCCTCCAGCACGGATTCCAGCAGAATCCCCTCCGGGCCGTCCGGGATGGACTCCTTTGCATAGAGGACCCGCACCCCGGCTTTCTTCAGCCGGAATTTATAGGTCGCCGAATCGTACCTGTTACGGGCAAAGCGGTCAATCTTCCAGCAGATCACATAAGCCCAATGGCCATGGGAGGCGTCCTTCAGCATTTGCTGGAACTGGGGGCGGTTATCGGTAGTGCCAGACAGATGCCGATCGGCGTAGACCTTCACCACCCGGAGGTTGTTCTGCCGGGCAAAAGTCTCACAGTCCGCCACCTGCTGCTCGATAGAACAGTCCCGCTGGTTATGAGACGAGTACCGAGTGTAGATCACGGCATCCTGCATATCCGGCTCAAGCATGGCCGGTTTCTTTTTCGCACACATTCAGAGCAACCTCCCGCCGCCCACCGAGGGCGGCTTTTTTATTTGGACATGAGAGCGTCCGCGATTTTGACGTATTTCTTTGCCGAGATGTTTCCGGCAAGGAACTCTTGCCTCCACCGCTCAATTTCAGCCTGTGCGTCTTCCAGCGCAGCCTTGCTTCCACTACGACTGACCTTCGGCCAGTCCTCCAGCATCCCAAGTTCCGAGGCCAGACGGTAGATGTGCTTGCAGGGCAACTCCCTGCTGGCGAAGTCGAAGCAGGAACACTCCGACAGCGAAACCCGGTACGGTTCAGGGCCAGAGCCGACGATCACCGCCGTCTGCTCTTCCACGTTGACCGCGATTGCATCCGCTTTAATTTTCTCGCCGTTCAGACGACGCTTCACCTGATCCGGCAGGGAGTGAATCGAAGAATCCCAAATTTCAGACCACACCATAAGTATTGCCATCCTTTCCATATTAAAAAGGGAGAGCTGCCCACACGGACGGCTCTCCCTCTTTCTTTTCGGCTTCACAGGGGGAGGCCCTCAGCCATTACTGGGTTTTCTATTGTATGGATTATATGCGAGATCTTCTGCGTATGTAATGACCTTTTCAACCGCCGCACTGTTCAAGGCATCGCAAGCCAAGAGCAGCCGCTTCTTCAAAAGATCTTCCTCGCTTTCATGCGGGGCATTGTTCCGAGGGTCGTCGCTCAAGCCAAGAAGCCAGTCGGTTGTGCAACCGCAGAAGTCAGCGACCTTTATAAGGTAATCATGCCCCGGCTCTCTTGAACCGTTCTCATAATTCGTCACGGTTCGGTAAGACATTCCAAGAGCATCCGCGAACGCTTTTCTATTATACCCGATAAATTCCCTCGCTCGGACAAGACGCTCCCGCATTTTTTCGCCGTCCATCGAATCCCTCCTTTCAAAACAATTTTACCACACTCCCATATTATAATCAAGGATTTTTTACCCGGTTTGGATAAAATATTTTTGAAATACACTTGACTTTTACCCGGAATGGAGCTATTATAGATTCAGAAAGTTACCCAGTTCGGGTAAACGTTCAAAATCAAAAACGAAAGGATGACGAACTATGATGTTCCCCAATATCGAAGCCGAGAGAGCAAGAACCGGCATGACCAAGACCCGCATGGCGCAGGAGATTGGCGTGACCCCCGACACCATGAAGAACTGGCAGAATGGCCGCACCGAAATCCCGGCCAGCAAGATCGTTTCTCTTGCAAACCTTTTCGGCGTGACCACTGACTACCTTCTGGGCCGCACCGTCAACCCAAAAGCCTAAGCGACGGAGGAACCCCATGAACCTCAAGTACATGAGCGTATACGAGGGGCTGGAACACATCGAGGACCTGAAAGCACTTTCCTCGTACCGCCCCGGAACCCGCAAAGGCTATATCTACGTTGTCGAGTTCAGGAAAGACGGCGGCGGCCTTTGCAAAATCGGGCAAACAGGGTGTCCTTTCACCAGAATCCATGGGATGTACTACAGTGACTTCATCCCGACCGATATTCTGCGGTTTGCAGTAAGCCCTGCGCACAAGGACCCGCTGAGCACCGAACAGTACCTCCACAAGTCCTTTGAAAGCGTCCGCATCCCTAACACAGAGCTTTTCAGGATGAGTTTTGAACAGGCTGTAGAGTTTGCCGATCTGACAATCTCAACCATTCTGGCTCAGCAACAAGCCGAGTTTGCGGATCTTTCCAGCAAAGAAGTCGCCTTTTGCAGAAGCTACAATCCGATGTCGATCATTCATCACATTGCAACCTTTCCCCCGGATAAACAGGGGCAGGTCGTTCGGATGGTCAACGCCTACCTTGCCGGGATGAAATTTCAGGATCACATCCAAAAAAATCTTCTGTGAGAGGCAAAGCGATGGAAATTGAAGAACTCGAAAAGATGCTCTTTTTCTTCCGCTCCATCGGAGAGGAAGAACAGAAAGTCGCCTTTGCATTCCTGCAAGGTATGGAAACCCAGCGTTTCTCGGACAAACAGTCCGAGCCTTACACCGCGAACCAGTAAGAAAGGAGCCATGCCAGATGGCCAGCACAAAGAACCTCAAGGCCGTGCCGACCACCGGCACGATGCCCCGACTTGACACCAAGAAGATACCCAAAGCAGAGCGGGCCAACATCGGCCAGCTGGTCTTTGATGCCATCCAGCGAGAGTTTCAGAACCCAGAGATCCGGGCCGAATACGAACGCTGGAAAGCGGATCGGGCCGCCAAGGGCATCGCCTGAACCGAAAGGAGGATACATGAGAAACGCAAAAGTCACCGCCGCCATTACCGCAGCAGTCGCAGCAGTCCTCGCCGTTCTTGGCAAGGCGTTCAACTTCGGAGTGGACACCACCACCCAGATCTTGATGCGCTTCGGTTACGACTGGGGCAGGGCAGCAGCAAGGGCACCATTTTATTTTAGCCTCGCCATCGCCCTGATCGGGCTTCTGGCTTGCGCCGGCTGGATCGTCTCGGAGGATGCCCGCCGCCAGCTTTGGAAGATGTGGAGCAAGCCGAAAGGCTACGGCAAGATCACCCGGAACCACGCCCGAAACCCTGAGTATCCGCAGCAGGAACGGAGGGGTTGACCGTGGCGAAAGCCGAAAGCCTTAAATGGACACGGACCTGCACCCGCTGCGGAAAGAAGATGGTCGGAGTCGCCAGCAACAAGAAACTCTGCGATTCCTGCCTCCGCATCCGGCAGATTGAGCATGACCGAAAAAAGGCTCAGAACAACAAGCTGGAGGTCGTAGAACGGGCCAAGCCGAAACACGCCCCGGAGGATTCTCTTCAAAACGATGTCCGGGAAGCGGAGCGGCTGGGCGTGAGCTACGGAAAATACCGGGCTTGGAAAGATGGGAGGATTCACATCCATGGTTAAGTCTTTCTGCAAGGACTGCCCAAACCGACACACGATCTGCCACGATACCTGCCCGCAGTACCAGAAGTACAAGCAGGAGTTGAAAGCCGAGAACGCCTACAACCAAGCCATGACCGGGCACGTCGGTGTTTATCACCGCGACCATGAGGACCGGCATCGGGAAAAAGGCCGCAAGCGGTACATGGGAGCGAACGGAGGTGCGGACAGGTGAAGCGGACTGCAAGCAAATGGGTTGACCCATCAAAGAGACTGCCTCGTAGCCTGAAGCCCGTCCTCTTTGTAGAAAAATCACTCTTCCACGAGGAAGCGGTGGTCGGATGCTATGACTCCACCTATAAATGCTGGACGATTTTAGAGTACGGGTACAGCACCGCAAGATCCATTCCAACCGAAAACGTGCGGTGTTGGATGCCGAAGCCCAAGCCGCCTAGAAAGAGGAAACCTGCGAAAGCGAACGGAGGTGCAGACAGTGAAACCGAAAACAAAGTCTGAGCTGATGGCAGAATGGGCCAATCAGCCGGACCAGCTCAAAAAAGAGCGCGAGGTCAAGGCCGTTCGGAAAGCAATGGACGATGCCCGCGCAGCAATCCAAGACGGCCTAACCCGGTACGTCAAGAAAAAGACCAAAGCCCGCAGCATGGCAAAGGCCGAATCCGATCCGTTCTCAGAGTTGGCGGGCTGGGAAAGTGTGGAGCAGATCCAGAATGCCTACGGCTACGATGAGATCACCGCCGACAAACGAGACAGACTGCTTGACCTGTGGGAAGCTCGCGAGACCGCCCGGAACAGCCGCAAGGCTGGTGACAGCAAGTATCACGACCTTGTGACGGAGATGCTCGAAACGGCAATCCGGCGTGTCGGAAACGAATATGCGGACTTGCTATTTGAACACGACCAACAGTGCCGGGAAGCTGAAAAACAATGTGAGCAGCTGGCTGCAGAGAGGATGAGGAAATCTTGAAAATGGCCCTGATAGAAAACACCCTGCTCATCAAAGAGGCCGACACCGTCCAGTTTGCGGTGATCAAAAGCTGGGGCAAGATGAAGTGGTCGAAAACCACGCAGACCCTCTCCGGCACCGCAGACATCGAACTTCTGGACAAGCTGTCCAGCATCGTCAAACTGCCGCCCCACATTGAAGCCCTGCGCCAGAGCCTCCACGACACGGCAGCCGCCGTCGATCAGGAGCGCATGAACGACAGCCCGGAGCCGCTTCTGGACTACCCGGTCAAGATGAAACTTTTCCGGCATCAAGTCCGTGGGGCGAACATGGCTGCAATGGTTTTCGGGTGGGTTGACCCGAACGGAGGAAACACAACATGAGCGATATTCATAAAATGAGCCTGTCCTCGCTGCTCTGCCAGATCGACAGCATCAAGGACAACAGCGCATCCTTTCTCCCCGGCGAGGGGAAGAAACAGGACCCCGACAAGAAGATCTGGCAGGACGACGTGGACGCTTGCAACGCAGCCACCGAGATCATCAAGAAACTCTGCGAGGAAAACTGCTTCTCGGTGGCCGAGGCAATCAGCTACATCGCACAGAGCAAGAAACTCCTGCAGGACTGGAGCAACCTCCATGCCAAGTACGAGGTGCCGTCGCAGCCGGTCAAAAAGGACGGCGTATGGCACTGCCCGGACTGCAATCACAGGGTGAACCCACACCACTCACACTGCCACTGGTGCGGCACCCGACTGTTGGGAGGTGCAATCAGATGAGACGAAAGGTAACATTCATGCAGGTCGAAAAGACCAAGCAGCCCCTGCCCGAAAATGGGCACATCTTCGCCACCATGCCCCTGCGCAGAATCGTGCCGAACCCCTGCAACCCGGAGTGGAAGCCCGCCACTTGCCCGATCTGCGGGCAGGACTGCTGGCTTCAGACCGGGAACGCCGAACTGGTCAAGCAGGTCTACCCCGGCGCAAAGTTCGTGTGCAGCGAGTGCGCGTGGACAGGAAAGGCGGCGGCGAACCAGTGAGCGAATACAGAGCAATCTATAAATGCCGCCTTTGCGGTGAAGAATTTTACAACGCCGGAACAAGCTGCGAGGACACGGCATCCAAGGCTACCATGTACACGGTCCTCGAATCTTCTGGCATTACCCCGCAATTTGAATCCCGGAATGCACCGATTCAGTTTGAGCTTCACAACTGCAAGGATGGAAGCTATGGCATGGCTGATTTTCAGGGGATGAAGAAAGTCGGTGATAGCGATGGGTAAAAAGACAGTTGACACGGAACACCTGACCAGAATCCTGTTCAAATGGGCGTGGGAGGCAGGCTTCTCTGTCGACACCGGCATCGTCGCCAGAACAAGAACGAACTGCTACAAGGCAGCAGCATCGCTGGCTTTGAAACTCCCGGATGTTGACCCGGAGAGTTTGCGCCAGAGGACGCACCTGAAGTACAACGCCACAGATCGGACGCTGACCTGCCTGAATTGCTCCGGGGAAACGAAACTCGGAGATTACGACAACCCCGAAGATTTCAAATACTGCCCTTTCTGCGGCTTCAAAGTTGTCAAGATTGCGGGGTGTGGAAATGGGAAAAGGCTTCGGTTTTCTTTTTGAGATGGGCTGCGGCAAGACCCTGACCGCCATCGCCGTAACCGGGGCCGGGTACAAACTCGGCAAGATCAAGCGGGTCCTAATCGTAGCCCCAACCTCCGTCTGCGCCGTCTGGCCGAAAGAATTTGCAGACTATGCCGACTTCAGGTACACGGTCAAGACCCTGCTCGGCACAAAGCCCCAACGCCTCAAGGCCCTCGCCGACCTCGAAGCGTTTCCCTTCCAGAGCCTCAAGGTGGCTGTCATCAACTACGAATCGACGTGGCGAGACGGCATCTTTGAAAAGTTGCTGGAGTACGATGCCGACCTGATCATCGCGGACGAGAGCCAGCGCATCAAGACCCACGATGCAGCACAGAGCAAGTCCATGCACCAACTGGGCGACAAGGCCCGGTACAAGTTGATTCTCTCCGGCACCCCGGTGCAGAACGAGGCGGTGGACATTTTCAGTCAATACCGCTTCCTCGACCCGACCATCTTCGGCACCAATTTCTACGCCTTCCGCAACCGCTACGCCGTGATGGGCGGCTTCAACCGCAAGCAGATCGTCCAGTACAAGGACCTCGACGAACTCATCCGCAAAGAGCATTCCATCGCCTACCGGGTGACCAAAGAGGAAGCCCTGGACTTGCCGGAACAGACGTTCCAGACTCGGAGCATCATCCTCTCGACCAAAGAGCGGGCCATCTACGACCGTCTGCGGCGGGACAGCTTCACCGAGTTGGACAACGGCGGGAAGATCACCGCCACCACGGTTCTGACCAAACTCCTGCGGCTGCAGCAGTTCACCGGCGGCTTCCTCGTCGCCGACGATGCAGCCAAGCCGGAGCTGGTCAGCACCGGGAAGCTCGATGCCCTCTCGGACATCATCCAAGACTACGTTCTGGAGGGCAAAAAGAAATTGGTGATCTTCGCCCGGTTCATCCCGGAGGTCTTGGAGATCATCAAAAGGTCGGAGAACATCATCGGAAAGAGCGGCATGAAAACGGTGGCCATTTACGGAGCCATCCCGAAAGAGCAGCGGGGCGACATCGTCCAGCAGTTCCAGAAAGACCCCTCCACGATGATCCTCGTCGGCCAGATTGACACGGCGGGCACCGGCATCACCCTGACCGCAGCCGACACCTGCGTCTACTACAGCGTCACATTCAACTACGCCACCTACTCGCAGAGCCTCGCCCGCATCCACCGTATCGGCCAGCGCAGCACCTGCACATACATCCACCTCGTAGCTGAGAACACCGTGGACAGCACCATCCTCAAGTCCCTGAGCAAAAAAGAGGATCTCGCCAAAACGGTGGTCGATGACTGGAGGCAGTTCTTTTGAAAATCTACATCGTGGACGGCACCCCGGTTTTAGACGGCACCCCGAAAGAGCTGGCTCAGTATCAGCGTATGGCGCAGCAGCTGGCGGTGTACGATGCCTACCAAAAATTGCTCAAAGCTATCGCCGAGGGAAAACCTCCCGGCGGGCAGCTTGAGGATAAACCACCCGCCCGGAAACGGGCAACCCCGAAAAAGAAAAGAAAGGATGAGAGCAATGGTTGATTCTTCGCAAATTCCCTATGCCATCGCAATCGACTTTGATGGCATCCTCTGCCAGAACGCCTACCCCGACATTGGAGATCCGAACTGGGACACAATCCATCAAGCCCTGAAAGAACAGAGCAACGGCGCAAAGCTGATTCTCTGGACCTGCCGAGAGGGGCGGTCACTGGAAAGGGCCGTCGCCGCTTGCGCAGGCTGGGGCCTGACGTTTGACGCTGTCAATGAGAACCTCCCGGAGTGGCGCAAAGCCTACAGAACAGATCCTCGAAAAGTCGGGGCAAACGAATACTGGGACGACCGAAACGTCATCATTGACAACGACGACCCGTTGGTTTTTCGCAGCACCCAGTGTGCAAATGACCGCGCAGAATGGGAGGTGCGTCGTCAATGCTCGGAGCAATCCTGACCATCGCAGCCCTCGCAGCCATCGGAGCCTTTGGATACCTTCTCTGCTGGAAAGCTGGTGAAGCTGACGACCGGGCAGAGCGGGAGCAGAAAGAATACATGAACAGAAAGGAAGAACACAAATGACACTGTTAGACATGGTGCGCGATTACCAGAGCCTTCTGGAGCGCAAGGAAGAACTGGCCGATGAGGTCAAGGCCAACAACGCCCTGATCGAGGAAGCCAAAGCGAGCATCTCGCAGCAGATGATCGACGATGACTGCCCCTCGATCTCGGTCGGCGGCTTCAAGTTCACCCTGACCCCCAAGACCATCTACAACAAAAAGTCCGAAGCGGAACTGGCCAGCGAGGGCATCAATTTCTTTGAGACCCTCCGGGAAGAGGGCCTCGGCGACATCATCGTGGAGAGCGTGAACACCCGCACCCTCCAGTCCACCATCAAGGCATACGTCGAGGAAAACGACGGCCTGAGCGAGGACCTCGCCAAGTGCATCAGCATCTTCGACACCTACGACATCACCCGCCGCCGTGAGAGCAGCCGGGCCACCAAGGGAGGAAAGAAATAATGGCAAAACCAGAACTATACCAGCAGACCGAGATGGATCTGCGCACCAATCTCCAGCAGGACGTGGACTGCCGGGTGGCCAGCGTGATCGATGATACATACGATATGCTCAAGGATTACAACCCGCCCGCCGTGCGCAACCGCCACGAGGCATACGGCATCGCCGCCGACAACTTCACCCGGATCAGCGCAAAGGTCAAGTCCGTTCGGAATGACATGGACACCCTTCTCAGCACCTTGGCGAATCCCAACTACCCGGCAGTCGAGGCGGTCAGTTCCCTGCACAACCGGGTCAGCGAGCTGATCTCCCTGTCGATTGTCATGGCAGCCGAGATGAAGCGCACCATGAACGACCTCTACGAAGCCGAGCGCAAAGATGACACCCCCACCCCGCTGGAACAGGCTGCAGCCGAAAATGATGGTTTTGAAGAAGCCGAACCCGCCGACGCTGAAGTCGACGATGAAGAATAAATAGGAGGACACATACTATGGCAACCGCAAAAAAGAGCACCGAACTGGCCCCCGTTGAGAACTTCGCCCTGACCACCGCCTACGACGGTCTCGACCCGGAACTGGCAGCCGAACTCAAGGATCAGATGGACGATCTGGACGATGAATCCGGCATCAACTGCCGAACCATCAAGATCCCCTCTGGCGGCAACCTTGCCTTCACGGTGCAGGGCGACGAGGACGGCGATGAGGACTACCTCAAGGACATCGAGGGCGTGATCGTGTTCACGCACCGTATGAACGGCTACTGGCCGAACGCTTTCGGCAGCAGCACCAACCCGGAGGACAAAATCCCGGTCTGCTCCAGCATGGACGGCAAGTCCGGCCTGAACATTCGGACCGGCGAGATTTGCGAATGCGACAAGTGCCCCTGCAACCAGTACGGCAGCGACCCGAATGGCGGCAAGGGCAAGGCTTGCAAGAATATGCGCCGGATCTACCTCATGCGCAGCAACGACCCGAACCTCTATCTCCTTACGGTGCCGCCCACGAGCATCAAGGAAGTGAACAAGGCCCTCACCCGCATCATGGCCTCCAAGGGCATCCCCTACACCAACCTGATCGTCGGCTTCAAGCTGGCCAAGGCCACCAACGCCAACGGCATCAATTACGCCACCGTGGTGGTTGACAAGCGTGGCATCCTGCCCCCGGCAGTTGCTCAGACCGCCAAGGCCATGCGGCAGGAGATCAAGGCAAAGTACAAGGAGATTGCCATCACGATGGACGACTACAGCACCTCGGCCTCCAGCAACACCATGGCGGCAGACGAAAGCGCACTGGACGTTCAGGTGTCAGATACGGAGTTCACCGACGTGACCGACAAAGACAAGGATCTCCCCTTTGTTTAATCAGGCAGCAGCCCTATAAAATTTCATGCCCGCAGGGGGAACCGCATCGAGGCGGCTCCCCTTAAGGCATAAAGGGGAACAGATATGAAATTCAAGAAAGAATGGCGGTGGAGGCAGCATGGCGGCAAGAGAGATAGATCTTGATAAGGTGGTGGATTACCGTGCCGAGTACACCGCCGTGATTCAGAAATACAAGCTCGCCGGGGACAAGCTGACAGGTCTGTGCCCTTTCCATGAGGACAGGAACAACAGCTTCTCGGTCGACCTCAAGACCGGCAAGTGGCACTGTTTCGCAGAGGACCGGGGCGGCAACTTCGTGTCATTCTGGGCAGAACTGCATGGCGTAGACACCAAAGAGGCGTACAAGCAGATTTTGGAGAAATACGGCGTTGCTGCCGAAACCCCGAAACCCGCCAAAAAGGAAAAGACCACAGCCCTCGAAGATTTCAGCCTTGCCGAGTATGCCTTTGCAAAACACCTCCCGGAAGAATGGCTGGCCAAGACCTGCCGCCTCGAAACCCGGAAAGACCGTAGCAACGGCACCGCATGGCTCTACATTCCCTACTACAACGCAGCCGGAGAAGAATCCACCTACCGCAAGCGGTACGCCCACAAGGACTTCCGCTGGCGCACCGGCAGCTCCGGCAAGATCTGCCTCTACGGTGAGTGGCGCATCCCTGAATTTGCCAACGCAGGGTACGCGGTCATGGTTGAGGGCGAGAGCGACACACAGAGCCTGTGGTACATGGGTATCCCGGCCATCGGTGTGCCGGGGGCCTCAATGTTCAAGCCGGAACAGTCCTCGGTGCTTCAGGGCCTGAAGCTGTACCTGCACCACGAGCCGGACGGCGGCGGCGACACCTTCATCCACAAGATCTGCACCGGCCTCCGGGATGGAGGCTACGAGGGCGAGGTCTACGAGTGGAGCTGCAAGGCCCTCGGCGAAAAAGACCCCTCCGACCTTTACATCAAGCATGGCCGGGAACAGGCTGCCAAGCTGATCCGGGATGCCCTGAAAACCGCAAAACCTGTGGACTACAAAAAAGAGGATATCCCCGAAGCGATCAGCGGCGCACCGATCAGTCTCCGACAGCCGGAGGGCTGGATTTACTCGGACAAGGGCATCAGCCGGATCGACGAAAAGAAGTTCCAGCCGGTCCTCTGCTGCCGCACCCCGATCATCCTGACCAAGCGTCTCCAGAGCATCGAAACCGGGGAAGAAAAAATAGAGGTAGCCTTTAAGCGAGACGGCGTCTGGCAGAGTGCCATCTACCCCCGGTCGGTGATCTTCCAGAGCCGCAGCATCACCGCCCTCGCAGATCTCGGCTGCACGATTACCAGCGAGAACTCGAAGCAGGTGGTCCGCTTCCTCGGAAGTCTTGAGGCCGAGAACATCGACATCATCCCCAAAGAGGACAGCACCTCCACCTTCGGATGGCAGCCCGGCAACAGGTTTGTGCCCGGACACGCTGACGGCATCACGCTGGACATCGACCCGTCCCAAAAGGCAATGGCCACGGCCTACTGCCAAAACGGAACCTTTGAGAAATGGGTGGAACACATGGACCCGCACCGCAGCCGCCAAAAGTTCAGGTTCATCCTTGCAGCCAGCTTTGCCGCCCCGCTCCTGCGGATCGTGAAGCAACGCATCTTCTTCGTGTACAACTGGGGCGGTTCCAAGGGCGGCAAGACCGCAGCCCTGAAAGCGGCCCTCTCCGCATGGGGGGACCCGGAGCGGTTGATGGTCAACTTCAACGCAACACAGGTCGGCCTCGAACGGACGGCAGCATTTTACTGCGACCTCCCCCTCGGCATTGATGAGCGGCAGCTTGCTGGCAACAATCAGGCCGGGCTGGAAAAAATCGTTTACATGATCGCATCCGGCACTGGCAAGATCAGAGGCGCAAAGAGCGGCGGCATTCAGGCCACCCAGCAATGGCGCACCGTCGCTCTGGCCACCGGCGAGGAACCTCTCAGCACCGAGACTACGCAAACAGGTGTATCCACCCGTGTGCTGGAACTTTACGGCGGGCCGTTCGACAACGAGCGGGATGCCGGATTGATGCACCAGCAGTCCGTGATGGACTGCGGCTGGGCTGGTCCGGCCTTCGTCAAGAGGATCATCGCCACCCCGGAGCGCACCATTTGTGATGCCTTCGAGTTGATGCAGAGTTACGTCCACGCAATGGCCAACGGCAAAAATGGCTCCCACGTTTCCGGCATCTCCGCAGTCGCTCTGGCCGATGCCATGATCGATAGCTGGTTCTTCAACACGCAGCAGCAGGGAGACCCCACCGACGAGGCCGACGTCCTGCAGCAACTGGGCATCCACCCGGAATCGTGGAAAAAGGCAAAGATCATGGCTGCCAGTATTTTGGAGGAACAGGTGGAGAACAACTCCACCGATGTGAATGAAAACGCTGCGCAGTTCATCGTGGACTGGGTCATGTCGAACAAGGCATACTTCGGAACACAGGTGATCGGCACCTGCCTCGGCATGATGAACGAGAGCGGCAACACGGTCTATATTTTCCCATCCATGCTGAATCAGGCCCTCACGAAAGCTGGGTACAGCCCCCGAAAAACCATGAAATATCTGGCCGACAAAGGGCTGATCAGTATGTACCGGGAGAAGAACGGAAAAATCACCTACTCCACCATGCGAAGATTCGGAGACCGTAGCTGCCGCTTTGTCGAGTTCTTCATCGGCAAGCTGGCCGAGAACAAGGACCCGATGGACGATCTCGAAGATCAGATGGACCAAGAGGAACCACCTATGGCTCCGGCAGCGGCTCCGTTCCAGACCTCAGCCACGCAGACCACGATGCAGGACGACTTCACCGTGATCGACGACACAGACGACCTTCCTTTCTAAAATTTGTTTCACCTAAGATTAGGTGAAACGCTAGGTGAAACATTAGGTGAAACAGAAAAAGTCAAGCAGCCAAGCGGCTTTTTAATAGATTGTTTCACCTATTTCACCTAAAATCAAAATACAATATGTTTTTGCGCATTTTTGCATTTTGCAAGATTTTAGTGCAAAATTGCAAAATTCTTAAAAATACGGTGTGTGTTTCAAAATAGGTGAAACAGGTGAAACGGAACCCGGAAAGCCGCACGGCCACAAGGCAAAACGCCGTTTCACCTACTCCCGCCGATTAGGTGAAACAAGCACCCGAAACCACAAAAGGAGGCATTGCAAATGGAAATGACCTATGAGCGGGCCGCCGAGATTCTCGACCCGGACCACCGGGAAGCTTACGACAGCATCGAACCTGTCATCACGGCTTGCAAGATGGGAATGGAAGCTCTCAAAAAGCAGATTCCGGCAAAGGTGAATTTGTGGGAAAACTCACAATTTGGAAATTGCCCGTATTGCAACGAAGTTGTTTATAGACCGGCCCTGCTCAAGCGCGTATATTGCTGCAGGTGCGGCCAAGCATTAAATTGGGAGGATTGAGAAAATGCATGATTACAGCTATAGCGCACATCTGGTGATCAACGATGGGTACGAGGACCGGCTGGACATGACGATCACCTGCCAGAACGCCCAGCAGCTGCTCCGGGCAAAGGACCTCATCGCCGATCAGATGAACGCCTACATCGCAGAGTTCGCCGTTCAGAGTGGCCTGACCGGGGAACCGAGCAATGCAGAACAGAATTCCGCTGCGCTTCAGGCTGTCATTCAGGAGCAGACCGAAAAGGCCAAGCAGCAGGAGCCGGAAGAACCTGCCGAGCCGGAGCCGCCCGAAGTTGCACCCGATGAGCCGGAGGAAAGCCCCCCTCGCACGATGATGCACTCGATGCCGTCTGCTACCGCCCGGATCTCGCATCCTTCAAACTTGCACCCACCGAAACTCCCAAAAAGGCAGCGGCACCTGAAGGAGTAAAAGGCTTGATGCGGCTGAAATGCCCGAAGTGTGGCGATGTATTTGTCGCTTTCACAAAGGACTACCGCACCGAGTGGACCTGCAAAGCGTGTGGCGAAAGATTCTCGCTGGAAAACACCGCGCTGTTTGAATACAACTGCAGCTGCGGTCGGCACACTTACGGACGGACAAACATCGAGGATGCAGATTTCAGCTATCCCTGCGGTGATTGCGGCAAGGCGACCACCCTCAAATGGAACCCCAAAGCCAAAAAATACATGGAGTGATGCAAATGCCCGCCTCGGACGACGACCGGGAAATGATGGCCCGGTTCAACGATACCTTCAGGAAGCTCAAGACCAACCGTGAACAGGTGCCGCTGGAAGTCCTCCAAACGAAGTACGGCAAAGCCTACCAGAAGCTGACCAAAGAAATGGCCGACCTTGCTGACTGGTTCGCCGCCCGGCTCCGGGAGAGGATGCCGTTCCCGATGCACCCAAAGGACATCGCCGGGAATCGGCAGCTATCGCAGCAGATCGCCGCTGTCCTTGCCGAGGAAAGTCAGCCGGGTGCCCTCATGGACCAGTACCGAAAGGCCCTGATCAATGACCTCGACTATGACAAGTTCCTCGACCTCGTCTGGCAGCTTTACCACCGCACCGAGGAAGCCTACGAACCCTACTGGCAAAAATACAACTTCTGGCACGTTTACCCGGACGGCCACCGCTGGATCAGGAACCACATCACAGGATTCTTCTGGCAGAACGGCCAGCCGGGAAACGATTCGGATTCATTCACCAACGAGGGAGGCTACTGGATGGACTCCAAAGGAGAGTACCAAGGCGCAGCCTTTCTCCCTCACATCAAAGGAGACAAGATATGGACAAGGAAGAATTGATCGCCCGGTTTGAATCGGAGATGGCCAAGGTCAAGCGGCCCGGCATCGACAAGTTGATGGACTACATCCGCAAGAGCGACTTCTACACAGCACCCGCAAGTACGAAGTTCCACCTCTCCTGCGAGAGCGGCCTCCTGCAGCACAGCCTCAATGTGTTGGATGCCCTCCGGGGTCTGCTTCAGGAAGAACAGACCAACGAGGACGGCACGAAAGCATGGTTCTACACGGTAGCCGGAACCTCGGTCGCACAGATCAAGGATGAGAGCGTCATCCTCATCGCCCTGCTCCACGACATCTGCAAGACCTACTTCTACAGCACCAGCACCCGGAACGTCAAGAACGAAAAGACCGGGAAATGGGAAAAGGTGCCGTTCTACACGGTCAATGATTTGATGCCCCTCGGTCACGGCCCCAAGAGTGCCATGCTGATCAAGAATTACATCAAGCTCACCTCGGAGGAAATGTACGCCATCTGGTGGCACATGGGCTTCACTGATCAGCACACCGACACCATGAGCCTCGCCGCAGCGATTCAGAAATACCCCATCGTCTGGGCACTCCACACCGCCGACATGATGGCCTCGAATTTCATGGAGGACAAGGACGGCAACAAAAAGGACTTCGAGTGGCGGGAACTCGGTGCCGAGAATTCCAGCAACAGCGCAGGTCAGTACGCCGACAACCCGGCTCTGCCCAGCGATAGCGACGAGCCTGTGTTCATGGAGGCCGCACCATGCTGATGGAAGTCGGGCCTGATGAACAGGTAATCTACGAAGAGGATCTCATTCACGAGGCCAACATGAGAGCCGAAAAGAAAGAGAAGTTGATGAAACCCATCCGGCTGGAAGTTAAAATGGAGCTGGCCTACGACTTGATCTCAGAGGTGAATGCCGACGTTTGCCGGACGTGGCCTCGTTCGCCAGCGAAGGACGAAACGACCGAAGCGGCAATGGACGCTCTGCGAAAAATCATGGAGCTTTCCCGCCGAGTAAGTGAGGCATACAAATGAACATTACCCGGAACCTCCTGCACGAGTGGTACCACGGCGGGGCCAGAACCTCGGCAGATGTGCGGCATCTGGCAGCCGAAAGACTCGGCCTCCAGTTGACCGCAGAAAAAGCGGCCAACATTCTCCGAGACCAGATCCCGCTGGAGCAGTGGTATCAGACCAGAATCATGCAAGCCATCAAAGCGGCGTACCCTGACGCATTCGTTCGGAAAATTTCAGCTGGCGTGTACAGCGAAAAAGGGTTCCCGGATATTCTGGTCATCATTGATGGCAGGTATTACGGCATCGAGGCAAAGCGGCCTTTTGTGGGGAAGCCGTCACCGAATCAGGTCGCAACGATCTTAAAAATCAGAAAGGCCGGGGGCGTTGCAGATTTTGCGTGTCTCCCGGACGAAGCACTGGAGGTCATCAAAAATGGAACAAAACGCGATTGATACCCTGTGGAATGCAGCACAATGCGCCGTGCAGAGGATGGTGGACTTCTTCAGACGCATCAGCGAATTGCTCAAGGAAATCTCGTGGAAGATTGTCCGCTCCTATGCCAGCAACATGGCCTTTTATTTCAATCTGGCCACGGACCGCCAGATCAGCCTTATGTACCACAAGCGGGCCAGAACCCGAAAGAAGTGGTACAGAATCATTCTCCGGCGCATTGGCCAATTTATGAAAGAGAGCGTTCTGGTATGAAGAAGCAGCGCAACACTATCCCCTTTAAGCCGAAACCTTTCAGCATCAAATCAAAAGCCAAGCAGCGCACGGCAGAGGACGCACTGGCCGGGATGCGCACCCTCCCGATTCCAGCCCTCGTCACGACCATCAACATGATGATCGGCGTTCTTTCGGAGCGAGGATTCCCGATCTACGACTGGGACAACAAGGACAAGGCGGTCTATAAGCTGGTGTTCAGAGGCGGCAAAATATACGCCCTCATTCCGCACACTGCCAAAAAGGAGGATGCCTCCCATGCAGAAACACCCGTCTCAGATGAGCGAGGATGAGCGCATCTTCCTCAAGCGATACCTGAGCCAATATTACAGAGCAAAGGAGCGACAGAAGATCCTGCGGGAAAGGCTGGCCGACATTCGGACAGAACTGGACCCAGCCGGAAAGAACGGTCGGAACACATCCCTCGCCATCAAGATGGCCGAAATTGAGGACAGAATCGCCCAGCAGTCGGAGATCGAAGCGACGGCCATTCTGGACATTATGGAAGTCCTCGAATTCCTCCCGCAGGATTCCGTAGAGCGGGAGATCATGGAAATGCGCCACATCGACTGCAAGCCGTGGAACGAGATCATGCGCACCATCCACCTGTCAAGGGCACCGTGCTTCAGACGGTACAGCACAGGGCTGGAATGGCTATACACCTACAAAAAGGTGCGCACCACGCTGGCCGAGTTCAGGGCGAGGGTCGAGCGCACAGAAAAGGACGGCTACTAAAAAACAAAGACCGGGGCATAGTTCCGGGGCAGCACACTGGGAATTCCCGCACAGAGAAATCCCGGCCAAGGCTCCCGGCTATGCCCCGGCTTTTTCTTTTCCCATTATGGATTTTAGGCTCACCCCTCGCACACCCCGGATTCCATGCCCCGGCTGTCGCCCGGAAATTTTGCGCCGTGTTCAGGGCTTCAAAAAAAAACACAAAACCATACGCCCGGAAACAAAGCACCCCCTGTCTGGCCCTGCTTTTTACCAGCGGTAAAAACCGCCCCTGTGTGGCGTGGGAGCAAGGTCATTCGGAACCGTGGACACCCGGCAGCACAGCCCCACAGCACAGAGCGGCGCAGGGGCGCAGCGGGGTCGAGGCGGGGCAACCGCTGGGCAGCGAAAGAAGATACCCAAAGAGACCCCAGAAGTCAATACAATGGTCGCATGGACAAGGGCCAGCCCGCCCAAGCCCATCACGAGTAGGCATCGTGTTGTGTTCTCTCCTTTATACCTTTTCACGGACAAAGGCGCACCCCGCAACCACGCTCGGTGCGCCTTTGTGTTGGAGAGAGAGGGGCTACCCCCTCCCCGGCCACGGCGTAGGTACTACCCCGCCCGGAGAATGATGCGGGGCGAGGAAGGCCCGAAGGTTTTTCGCCTGAAAACTAAAAAAATTTTAGCATTTCGTTACGCAAACCCCATTCAGACCCCACATAGGAGGTGAACACCATGCAGCAGACCAACCCCATGCGGATGGAGAGACGGCGACTGGCCGACCTCATTCCCGCCGCCTACAACCCCAGAAAAGCCCTGACCCCGGAGGACCCGGAATATCAGGACATAAAGGCCAGCATTCAGGGGCTGGGCTACGCTGACCCCATCGTCATAAATTACGATGGCACCATCATCAAAGGCCACCAGCGGCGTACCGTGATGATGGACATGGGCATCGAAGAAGCCGAGGTCGTCGTTCTGGACATCCGGGACAAGGCCAAGGAAAAGATGATCAACGTGGCCCTGAACAAGATCACCGGCAAGTGGGATCTTCAGATTTTGAAAGACCTCCTGTCCGATCTTGACCTCAACGGCTACGACTTCTCCGTGACCGGCTTCCATCAGGATGACCTCGAAGATTTGATCCAGCAGCTGGATGTGCCGGAAGAAGCCCATGATGACGACTTCGACCCGGATGCAACCAAGGAAGAAATCGAAGCCCCGGTCACACGCCGGGGCGACATTTGGAAGCTGGGCCGCCACCGCCTGATGTGCGGCGATGCCACGTCTCTGGACGATGCGGAAATTCTCATGGCCGGGAACAAACTCGACCTCGTAATCACAGACCCGCCCTACAACGTGGACTACGGCGCAAAAGTTGGTTTTCTGAACGACTACCTCGACCAGACCGACAGCCGCACGAACAGCGTCATCGAGAACGACCACATGGATGCGGCCAGCTTTTACAGTTTTCTGCCGGCAGCATTTCAGGCCATGAACGATGCCATGCGCACAGGCGCAGCGATTTATGTTTTTCACGCCGAGAGCACCGGGCTTCAGTTCCGGCAAGCCTATTCTGATGCCGGGCTGAAACTGGCCCAGTGCCTGATATGGGAGAAAAACGCATTTGTTCTCGGTCGCCAAGACTATCAGTGGCGGCACGAACCGATTCTCTACGGCTGGAAAGAGGGAGCGGGTCACTACTTCATCAATGACCGCACACAGGACACCGTTCTTCTGGACGACCTGCCCGACTTCCAGTCAATGAAGAAGCAGGAACTTCTGGCCTTCATCGACCAGATGCTCCGGGAATACAAGGATCAGACCACGGTTCACTTTGAGCCGAAACCGACCCGAAACGATATGCACCCGACCATGAAGCCTGTACCTCTGATCGGATGGTTGATGAACAACTCCAGCCGCCCCGGATGGATGGTCGGTGACTTTTTCGCCGGGAGCGGGTCCACCCTGATGGCAGCAGAGCAGCTCGGACGGACGGCATTCTGCATGGAACTGGACGAGAAGAACTGCGACGTAATCATAAAGCGGTGGGAAACCTACACCGGGCAAAAGGCAGAGAAGCTCTAACCGCCGTATGACAGACCACGAATTACAACTAGCTATCAGCGGGGGGGGGCTCTATTTGAACGATAAAGGCGAAGTTGCAGGCGGCTCCATGTACCGCGTGGAGGTCATCGCCAAACTGTTCGGAGTAACCGTCCGCCGTATTCAGCAACTCACACAGGAGGGCGTTCTTCCCACGACCGAGACCCCGGAGGGTAGACGTTACGATCTGGTTCCCACGATCCAGAAGTACGTCAAATACCTTTCGGACAAAGCCTACGGCAAGAACCGCTCCGAAAAAGAAATGGACCTGAGAGAACAAAAACTTCAGGCCGATATCGCCCTGAAAGAAGCGCAGGGCGAACTCCACAACATGAAGCTGTCCGTTGCATCCGGGCAGCTTGTGGACGTGGAAAAGGTCAAAGAGGACTACAGTCGATTCTTCACGACCTTCAAAAAATTCGCCATGTCGCTCCCCGGACGGCTGACCAGCATGGTGAGCGGCTACGTCGAACCACTAGAAGCCCGGAAGATAGAACGTGACCTGCAGGGGGAGGTCAATCGACAACTCGAAGCGTTCTATCTGGCCGCAGTAACAGAAATCCCGGACAAGGGCAATGGCAGCAAACCGAAAGCCCCGGATTCGTAAATTTCTGGTAACCCCCTACCAAAAAGAGGCCCTGCGCTACCTGCGTCCGCCAGAGGACATCAATGTTTCAGAGTGGGCGGCGAAGTACCGTGTTCTGGAGAGCAAAACTTCCTCCGTGTCCGGCCCTTGGATGAACGACAAGACCCCATACCTCGTGGGTATCATGGACGAACTCCGAAACCCTGAAACAGTGGAAACAATCTTTTGCAAACCTACGCAGGTCGGCGGCACCGAGGTGATCTTAAATTGCATCGGCTACATCGTGCAGCAGGACCCATCCCCAACAATGGTCGTTTACCCCATCGACACACTCGGCAAGAGCGTGTCGACAAACCGCATCGAACCGATGCTGCTGGCATCTCCGACACTGAAAGCCCTATACCACCAAGATGAATCCTCGGTGATGGAGCTTCAGTTTGACGGAATGTACCTATCGCTGGTCGGGTCAAACTCCCCGGCTGGCCTCGCAAGCAAGGCAATCCGCTTCCTTTTTCTGGACGAGGTAGACAAATACCCCGGCGCAAGCAAAAAGGAGGCAAACCCCATCAAGCTGGCAACGGAACGAACCAAGACGTTCCACAACAGGAAGATCTTCATGACCTCCACCCCGACGCTTCGGACAGGCCCCATCTGGAAAGCCCTCGAAAGCGCGGACGAGGTCCGGCATTACTTCGTGCCCTGCCCGCACTGCGGGAAATTCATCGAACTCAAATGGGCGCAGATGAAATTCCCCGGCGACAAAACCCTCGCCAATGCAGACAGGGCAGCCAAGTGCTACTACGTCTGCCAGAAGTGCGGCGGCATCATTACCGACCGCCACAAGCCGCAGATGCTCCGGGAGGGCCAGTGGAGAGCCGTGGAATCCAAGACCCAGCTGGTCAAAAAGGTGGCGTTCTGGATGAACACCCTCTACTCGCCATTTGTTCGCTTTTCGGAAGCCGTCAATGAATTTCTGGACAGCAAGGACGACCCGGAGAAGCTGCAGAACTTTGTGAACAGCTGGCTGGCAGAGCCGTGGGAGGACACCAAACTCAAAACCAGCGCAGACCTCGTCCTCGAACGGCAGACCGATCTGCCGGAGTACATGGTTCCGACGTGGGCCAAGTTGCTCACAGGCGGCGTGGACGTGCAGGAGAACTGCCTCTATTGGACGATCAGAGCGTGGGGCGATTTCATCACCTCGCAGAACATCGCCCACGGTCAGGCTTTCAGTTTTGCCGAGGTCGAACAGGTGATGAACCTGCAATACCCCCGGCAGGACGGCGGCCCTCCGATGGCGGTTGATCTGGCACTGATTGACTCCGGCAACGATTCGGATAGTGTCTACGACTTCTGCGCCAACAACTCCGACTGGGCACTCCCCTGCAAAGGCTCCAGCAATCCGATGATGACCCACTACAAGCTGTCCACCGTAAACAAGGCCACCAGCAAAGCCTACGGCATCCCGCTGGTACTGGTGGACGGCGGCAAGTACAAGGACATGATCGCCGCCCGCATGAAGCGAAAGCTGGAGGAGGCTGGCCGATGGACCGTTTACTCCGGGTGCGACCGGGAGTACGCCGAGATGGTCACCGCCGAACACAAGATAAACGTCAAGGCCAGCAACGGCAGCGTGGTCCAGCGGTGGGTGCAGAAAAGCTCACACGCAGACAACCACTATCTGGACTGCGAGGTCTACGCACTGGCCGCAGCCGACATTCAGGGAGTACGCACCCTGCATCTTCAGGCCGTGCCGGAGGAAGCAGCACCCGCACCGCAGCCGGAACAGCCAACACCCGAAGAAAGCTGGATCTCCCAAAACGAGGACTGGCTTCAGGAATGAAAGGAATGAAATCATGGAAGTTATTCGTCATCCCACCACAGGCGGTGCCCCGGTGGAGTTCCAGTTCAGAGCATCCGGCAGCCGCTTTCTGGTCAAGAACTTCACCTCCGGGTACATCACCTGCGGCATCCTCGATGCAGAGGTAATCATCCCGGCAAATACCAGTCAGGTGATCGCCACCCGGCTGATTCCCCGCACCTCCGACATGACCGACAAGGTCACCGTCACCGCGAACGAAACCAGTGCGATGGGAGTTGAAGTACAGTGTCTGGATTACTGACCCTTTCGACCTCCGGCTTTATCGGTTTGGAGGTTGGCCTCTACCCGTTCGCCCCGAACGACGGCATGAGGCAGATCCGAACTTCTCTCGGCGGTGGCATCCTCATGGTGGCCACACCGAGCATCACAACCCCGGCTGCAACAGCGGCCACGACACAGGAGGTATGACATGGCAGACATCGCTGCAAGCGGGAACTTCACCCCCGCCGAACTTCTCACAGAAGTCAACAAAGCGATTCAGGCAGTGCTTGTCGGCGGCCAGTCCTACAAAATCGGTTCCCGCAGCCTGACCCGTGCAGACCTGAATCTCCTGCTCGCCACCCGGAACGACCTGACGGCGCAGATCGCAGCCGAAGAGGACAATGGTCTCTTCTCGGATACCTACGTCGCATTTTTTGATGGGAGGTGACCGGGATGGGATGGCTTGACAACATCATCGGCTGGATCAGCCCGGAGTGGGGCGCACGGCGCGAGGTCTGGCGGCAGTACATGAACGAGGTCCGGCACTACGATGCCGGAGACTACAGTCGGCTCAATTCCGGCTGGTACGCATCGAACCAGAGCGCAGAGGTTACAGACCGATACAGCCGGGACACCGTCCGGGCCAGAGCAAGAGACCTCGAACGAAACTCCGACATGATGAACTCCGTGGTCGGTCCGTTCGTTCGAAACACAGTCGGCAGTGGCTATGTTCTCCAGTCCTACATGGACGATCAGGACACCGCCCGCGAGATTGAACGGCTCTGGAAACTCTGGTGCAAGAAGCAGAACTGCGACGTAACCGGCACCCAAAGTTTCAACCAGATGCTGCGCATGGCCGTGCGCCGAAAGAAAGTCGACGGCGGCATCCTCTTTGTGAAGCGATACACCGACGCTGGCATGGTGCCGTTTCAGCTGCAGATCTTCGAGGTGGACGAACTGGACTGCAACCAGCTGAACACCAAAGAGAAAGGCAACCGCATTGTCGGCGGCATCGAGTACAACCAGTACAACCGCCCGGTCGGTTATTGGTTCCGGCAGTATGCGCTGGACGGCATCACCATGATGGAGCCGATCTACGTCCCCGCCAAGGACGTGATCTTCTACTTCAGCAAGCGGCGGCCCTCCCAGCTGCGGGAAATGTCCGACATGACTCAGACCATCACCCGCATCCGAGATGGCAACGAATTCATGACCGCCGTCAGCGTGAAGCAGCGCATCGAGGCTTGCCTTTCGGTGTTCATCAAAAAGTCGCTGCCGACCTCCGGCCTTGGACGCAGCCAGAATGCAGCGACCGGGCCTCGCACCAGCTACGACGGAAAGACCCTGACCCCCGGCATGATCCGGGAACTGAACGCTGGCGACGATGTGTACGCCGTCAACCCGCAGGGTCAGGCGACCGATGCATCCAGTTTCATCAAACTTTTTCAGCGGCTCATTGGAGCGGGTCAGGGTCTGAGCTATGAGGCCACCTCCCGCGATATGTCGCAGAGCAACTACTCCAGCACTCGGCAGGGTCTCATCGAAGATGGCATGACCTACGTCGAGGACGAAGAACTTCTTCTGGAGGTCATGGACGAGATCTATGAAACCTTCGTCATTTCCGTGGTTCTGGCGGGCCTCATCAAAGCCCCCGGCTTTTGGAGCAACAAACAGAAGTTCTTCCAGCACAAATGGGTCAAGGACCCGAAGCCGTGGATTGACCCGGCCAAGGAAGCGACCGCCACAAAGATCGCCCTTCAGACAGGGCAAAAGACCTTCAAGCAGATTGCCGCAGAAAACGGCACTGACTGGAAAACTCAGGTGGACGACATCGCAGAAGTCCTTCAGTACGCCAAAGAAGAACACGGTATCGATTTAGGAGGTGTAATCCTTGGACAGGCTGTGCAACAGCAGACAGCTCCCACCCAGCAGACCGAGACTCCGGCAGCGGGCAGCGGAGCCGACAGCAGCACCCCCGGAAAAGCGGAGTAATACCCAGCACCGGGAACTTTTCAGTGGAGCCATCCGAGCAATGGACGGCGAGGGCAATGAGCGCAAGTTTACCCTGTCGTTCTCCAGCGAGGAACCCTACGAACGCTGGTGGGGCAATGAAATCCTCGACCACGCAAGCGGGGCCGTCGATCTCGCCCGGTTGAACGAGATCGGCGTGGTGCTTTTCAACCACAATCGGGATTCAGTCATCGGCAGGATCATCCGGGCATGGCTCGGCGACGACCACCGCTGCTACGCAGAGATCGAATTCGACACCGACGAACAGTCGGAGATCATCTACCAAAAGGTGCGGAGCGGTACGCTCAAGGGAGTATCGGTAGGCTACCGCATCGACACAATCGAAGAAGTTCTGGCAGGAAAGACAACTGCGGATGGCCGCTTCACCGGCCCCGCCGAGGTGGTCCGCAAGTGGTGGCCCTACGAGGTCAGCATCGTGAGCATCCCGGCAGACAGCACGGTGGGCGTTGGCCGTCAGGTCGAGGAAATCGGCCCCGGCACACCGCTGGACATTCTGGAACGCCAGCTTCAGATCAATAAAAATTCCATATAGGAGGTACCCATCTATGGACAAGAAGCAGATCAGAGCGGCCAAGATCAAGCGGCAGCAGGAACTGCTCGATGCCGCAAAAAAGGCTGGCAATCGCAGCCTGACCGACACCGAACAGGCCGAGTTCGACTCCCTGCAGCGTGAGATCGACACCCTGACCGAGGAAATCCGTGCAGCAGAAAACCCGCAGACCCCGGCAGACCCGGCACCCGCTCAGAACCCCACCCCCGCAGCACCCGCGAACGCAAGCCGTTCTGCGGACCCCGCCCCTGGCCCCGAAGATAATATCCAGCGGGCCATTGCAGCAGAGCGCACCCGTGTCAACGAGATCACCGCGATGTGCCGTGACTTCGGCGTTTCCGAGCTGGACTATATCCAGAACGGCAGCACCGTGGAACAGGTCCGTGCGGCCGTCATGGATAACCTGCGCAAGAACGGCGCACCCCTCCGCACCGGCATTCAGATCACCGGCTCCGGCGAGGACGAATTCCGCCGCGATGCGGCGGACGGTCTGCTGATCCGTGGCGGTCTGAATCCCGAAAAGGCTACCAATGGCGCACAGCAGATGGCAAACATGACCCTGCGCGACATGGCCATCGAGTGTCTGGAGCGCAGCGGCGTGGCCGATGCCCGCCGCAAGAGTTCGGATGACCTGTTCACCATGCTGATGCAGCGTCAGTTCTACAATCCGACCGCAGCATTCCCTGCCATTCTGGACAACGCCATCAATAAGTCCTACGTCGAGGGCCACCGCAAGGCCCCGGTCACCTTTGACCGCTGGACCAAAAAGGGCAGCCTTAAGGACTTCAAGGTTCACGACAACAACTATCTGGCTGGCCCCATCGGTGACTTCCTCGAAGTGCCGGAGGGCGGTGAGCTGAAGAACGACAGGCCCACCGATGCCAAGCTGCCGACCCGCCGTCTGCACACCTACGGCAAGCAGTTCACCCTGTCCCGTCAGGCGTTCATCAACGACGACATCGATCTGGTGACCAGCATCCCTGCCCGCCATGCAGCAGCGGCCCGCCGCACCATCAACACCCAGTGCTATCAGATCCTGATGGGCAACCCCGCCATCTACGACGGCAAGAAGCTGTTCTCCGCAGAACACCGCAATCTGCTGAAAACCGGCAGCGGCATCACCAAGGCGGCAGTTCAGAGCATGATCCTGACCCTCTCCACCCAGAAGGACGAGTTCGGCCAGCCCATCATCATCCGCCCCGGCGCATTCATCGTCCCTGTCGGCATGAGTTTTGATGTCTACACCCTGTTCAACAGCCCCACCATCAACACCGAGGGCAACACCCAGTCCGTCAACCCGCTGTACCAGTACCGCAATTTGGACGTGATCGAGGACCCCACCATCAACACGCTGGCTGGCGGCTTCGGCAATGTGATGCCGTGGTTTATGACCGCGAACACCACCGACACCGCCTTCATCGAGGTTGACTACCTGAACGGTCAGGAGATCCCGACCATTCGCCGCATGGAGACCCCCGGTCAGTTGGGCTTCGTCTGGGATATCTACCTCGACTGGGGCATCAACGTCATGGATTACCGTGGCGCGATCAAGAACCCCGGTACCAACATCGCAGACCCGCTGGGTTAAAAGAAAGGAGCGCATGAGTTATGGCAAAAGCTGAATTCTGGCAGCGCGGTGAGGCTCTGGACTACACCAACACCACCACCGCCACCATTCCCGCGAACACCATCGTCAAAATCGGCGACCACATCGGCGTGACCGGCACCGACATCGAGCCGAACAAGGTCGGCTCCCTGCACGTTGGCGGCATCTGGGAGATTCCCAAGACCGGCACCAAGAAGATCGACATGGGCGCAACCGTGTACTTCGACGGCAACGGCATCACCGACACTGCAACCGGCAATACCGCAGTCGGCTACGCAGCAGCATCCGCAACCGCCGAGGACACCAAGATTCTGGTCAAGCTGGATGGCTGATCGGCTTCTCGCCCTCGCCCACATTCAGGTCGGCTTTGCCCAGTACAAGCCCGGTGATTTCCTCCCGGCAGACCGCCCGGAGGACACCGCTGCATGGATTGAGGCCGGAACTGCCATGTGGGTGCCGGAGGACTACCACCCGCCCAGCGGTGTGGCGGCCCGCCCGGTGACCGCTGAACCCGTCGTCAATGAGGGCGGGCACGTTG